ATTTTTTACAGATAAGTATTTTGCAGAGCAGCAAAAGTATTTTCCAGTGTCACCTTGTCACAAGTATTATGAAACATTCTTAGAATCATATCTCAAGACTGAAACAAATATGCTACATCCATGTATCCACCCTCATGTTGATGAGTTGATTGATGTCGATATACTCTTTGATCCTTTTACGATAATGGGAAGACATATGCTAGGTGCACATCCATCACGACAAATCACTGATATAGATGATGTGGAACGGTATGTAGTAAAAAAATATAGAAAAAGAAAAAATATTATTCCATACAAAGAAGATTTGGTTGATTGTTTCGCAAGTAAACTAAAAAGATATAGTAATAAACACGCACTCAGAAGACATAACACTGAAGAAGCGACAATTTTATTCAAGATTGATAAACAAATATTATGGAATTACCTTGATGTTATCGTATCGCAAGTAAGAAGAACTGAAAATTATTTTTTCAAAAATGATATAGAACCTGTTTACTTCAATATGGATAGAGACAGTTATAAAGATACTTTTGGTTTTGAAATAGACAACCTAAGTCGAACTGAAACACATCCAGGTGATTATCCTGAACGAGAGGAGTATGAGAAAATAGCAAAACAATACATTTCAATGAGACATATGAAAGATATGAGACGACGTGGTAGAATATGGGAAGCGAGTAAACACATCAGTATAAGGTATGGTGCCATATCATGATCGGATTTAGTGAAGGATTCCACGATGCAGCAGTTGCAGTGGTCAACAATGGAAGAATTTGTTATGCAGCACATTCAGAAAGATATTCAAAGATAAAGCATGACAAGCATCTTGATGTCACTGCTGCTGCTACAGCACAGTTGTTATCTACTGATAGTAAGATAGCGTTCTATGAAAGACCGTGGTTGAAGAGAACAAGGCAGTTTTTTGCTGGACAGAAGGCGTGGCGTAGAGAAAGACATCTCGCACTTACTCCCACTGAGTATCATAGTCACCATAAGTCTCACGCAGCAGCAGCATTTCAGACATCACCATTTGAAGAAGCAGCGTGTGTAGTGGTTGATAGTATTGGTGAATGGGATTGCACATCTATATGGACAGCGAAGTATGTCAAGGGACATGCGTGTTACAAGAAGGTATGGTCACGCTGGTATCCGCAATCTATCGGATTATGGTACTCTGCGTTGACAAAGTGGGCAGGTTTGCGTCCACTTGATGAAGAATATATCTTTATGGGTATGGCAGCATTTGGACATCCTGTCAACTTGAACGTGGTTGAGAGGGCACTACGCAGAAATAATCACAAAGGTATCAGACTAGGCAACTATGATAAGTGTGATGTTGCAAAGAGTGCAGAGAGAATATTGCAATTAGAACTCAATGAGATATTTGCTATTGCTAGAAGATATAGTAAGAACATCTGCTATGGTGGCGGTGTTGCCCTCAATTGTGTCGTAAACACTGGATTGAGGGAAATGTATAACCTTTGGATTATGCCTTGTCCTGGTGACGCAGGTGGTGCTCTGGGAGCAGCATGTCTTGCCTATGGTGGTAAGGTTGCCTTCAGTCCATACTTAGGATATAATATACAGAAGTTATGTGATCCAAGGAGAGTTGTCGATGCACTCCTCAAACAAAAAGTCGTGGGGGTTGCAAATGGCCGTGCTGAGTTTGGTCCTCGTGCTTTGGGTAATAGAAGTTTATTGGCAGATCCGAGAGAAGCAAGCACCAAAGACTTAGTAAACGAAATCAAGAAGAGAGATAAGTTTAGACCTTTTGCACCTGCTATACTTGAGGAACATGCTCAAGATTACTTTGATATGCCTAGGAGTTCTAGGTACATGTCATATGTTTATAAATGTAAGCAGCAGAGGGCGATACCTGCCTGTATACACGTTGATGGATCTGCTAGGGTACAAACAGTCCCAGAGGACTCAGAGAGCATACTGAGACCCATATTGGAGGCATGGTATGAACGTACAGGTTGTCCTGTATTATTAAATACGTCCTTGAATATCAAAGGAAAACCTATGGTAAATACGATAGGAGATGCAAAATTATTTGAAATGAATTATGAAGTTACTGTGTTTTAGTGGTTGTAGTATCACATATGGTGATGAACTAGAAAACAATTATCAAGAGAGATACAGCACTCTTGTATCGAATCATTATGATGTGGCACACACGAATATATCGGAGAATGGTATTAGTAATGATCAGATTGTAAGAAGAACAATTAAACATCTACAAGATTCAAAACCTGATGTATGTGTCATACAATACACAGTTCATCCTAGATTAGAATACTTCAATGAAAAATATAATAGAATAGAAAAGTGGACACCACAGGGAGCAAATAGCAATGCTGCTAGTAGAGCATACTATCTAAATGTTCACAATGATGTTATGGCCGCTGAGAATATGTGGAAGAACATATTTTTATTTGACGCATTTTGTAAGAGTGTTGGTCAAAAGTATGTCTCTTTGATCGCAGATCACTTTGAACGTATTATTGTGACACCTGGAGCGTTTTATAGAGATAATATAGAAGGATATTGGAGAAGTATGTGTAAAGATTACAAACCTACTTACATACAAAAAGAATTACTTGGAATGGAATTCAAGAGTCCAGAAAACTATGCAAATGGTAGGAATGGCGGTCATCCAAGTGCGGAAGGTCACAAGAAAATGGCAAATAAAGTTATTGAGTTGATAGACGCTATATAAAGTGTTATAATGATTATGACTGAACTCTAATTATGGCTAAAGGATTTAAGGTGGTGTCAAAATCACCGACTGCGAAAGAAGGTGCTTTTGATATTGAAAAGGCAAAAGAACTCCTCAAAGGTAAAAGTGTTGTATTTTGTTTACCAGGCAGAGGTGTCTCATACATCTTTCTAAAGAATTTCGTATCACTCTGTTTCGAGTTGGTACAGAACGGAGCAAATATACAAATAGCACAAGACTATAGTTCCATGGTAAACTTTGCAAGATGCAAGTGTCTTGGTGCCAATGTCTTACGAGGACCTGATCAAGTTCCTTGGGATGGT